CCTGCGGATCGGTGACGTGATCGAGGTGCAGGGCACGGGGACGGCGTTTGATCAGCGATACTACCCGGACTCCATCCGTCGCCGCCTCGCCCCCGCTGGCGGCTACGACTGGACCGTCAACGCGAAGAACCGCCGCCCCGAAAGCGAGCCGAACCTATGACCGCCGCAAGCCGGATCCTGAACCAAACCCGCCTTCAATCCATGGCGGTCGCGGGCCTGACGATGCGCACCCGCTTCGGGTTGGTGACGTCCTACGATCCCGACACGTACGCGGTGAAGGTCCGCTTGCAACCCGACGACGTGGAAACGGGATGGCTCCCCATCGTCGCGGGCATGGCGGGCAACGGGTGGGGGGTGCAGGCGGCGCCCGAGATTGATGACCAAGCCGTCCTCACCTTTGCGGAGGGGGATTCCGAGAACGGCGCGTGCATTGGCTTCCTCTTCAGTGACGTCGACCGCCCTGCGCGCCTGGAAAGCGGCGAGGTTCGGTTCCGAAACCGAGGGGGCGCGACGATTCACCTGACTAATGCTGGCGCCGTGCGGATCGAGGGCGAGACGCGCATAGAGGGCGGGCTTCAGGTGGATGGTGCTGTCACTGTCGGCGTGGGCGCGTCCGGTTCCTTCACCACCCCGACGGGCCAAGTTGTGATAGTGCAGGATGGAATTGTGACGAGCATCTTCTAGAGAGGCGGCGATGCACCCCCAAGGATCTGCGCCCATAAACCCCGAATACGTCGCCTCCATCACGGATCGGATAAACGCAGCCGCGTCGTGTGAAGAGTTGGAGGAATTATTGAGCGGGTCGCTTGCGTCGCTGCAGGGCGTCTTCGGCGGTGTACAGGAACAACTCGACAAAATAGCGCCCCTGTTGGCTCTTCTTGAGGTGCCGACCAACCTTGCCGAGCTGCTGACGTGGGTGCAGAACTTGGTTGGCGGGTTCTTGGAACCGATAGTAAAGCCGTACCTCACCTATGCCGTGGTGGTGCCGCAACTCGTGGACGCCATCGCTGAGCTAAATGCGGCGGTCGCGGCGGCCCGCGAGCGGTTTCCGTCGTGCGAAATCACGCCGCCGACAATCACGCCGCCCACCTTTCCCGCGTGATAAGGTGACGCCATGGCGGCTCCGCAGACCATTGACGACGTGCAGCACTGGTGGGGCGAAGATATCGCCTTCACCCCCGGCGGCGACCTCGCGCGCGCATCCGGCGTGGATCGTTCCACGCAGCGCGTCGCCAGGCGGCTCCTCACCAACCCGGCCGAATACCTGAGCCATCCCGAATATGGCGGCGGCGTGCGCCGGGAAGTGGGTCAAAATACTGACGTGGCCCGCATTCAGGGCACGGTTCGCGGGCAGATGCTGAAAGAAGAGGCCGTGCAGCAAGAGCCGCCGCCGACTGTCACGACGACGCAGGTGCCCACGGGCGTCGCGGTCTCCGTCAAGTATACCGCCGCCCCGGAGAAGACGCCGGCCGCGCTCTCCTTCACCGTCACCCCGGAGGTTTGACAATGGCGACGCAGCGCACAAAGCCGCAGCTCGTGACGGCAATGGCCGCGTCGGCGCAGGCCGCCGCCCTCGGGCTTCTCGACTTCAGCGTTGGTTCGATCCTTCGGGCGCTCGTGGACGCCGTGGCCGACGTGGTTATGTGGCTGCAGGGGCTTGCGCTCCGGGTGTTGAGCCTCACGCGGGCGGCCACCTCGCGGGGCCCTGACCTCGACTCGTGGATGGCGGATTTTAGCTTCGTGCGGCTCACCGCCACGTACGCCGTCGGTGACGTGACGTTTTCGCGCTTCACCACCACCGGGAGCGCGCTTGTGCCGGTCGGCGCCAGGGTGGAGACGGCGGACGGGTCGCGAGCCTTCGCCGTGGTCGCGGATCCCACGGTCCCGCAATACAGCGTCGGGCAGAACGGCTATGTGCTGGCGGCTGGCGTCCCCGCCATCACCGTTCCTGTGCAAGCTCTGGAGACGGGCACCGCCGGCAACGTCATGCAGAACACCGTGACCGTGATCGGCTCCGCCATCCCTGGAGTTGACCGCGTGAACAATCCGGCCGACTTCGCCGACGGCACGAACGACGAAACGGACGAAGAGTTCAGGCTTCGGTTTCAGGGTTATCTCGACAGCTTGGGGGGCGCGACCGAGTCCGCCATCCTTAGCGCCATCCGCAACGCGGGCATCGGCATCAGCGCCGTCGCCGTGGATAACGAGCGGCCCGACGGCACGCCCGAACTCGGGTTCTTCTACGTGGTGGTCGACGACGGGTCGGGCTCCCCGCCGCAGGAGTTCCTTGATGAAATTGCGCTGATCGTGGACCGCGAGCGCCCGTTCGGGTCGCAATTCGACGTGCTGGCGCCGATCCTACTGAACGCCGTGATCGTCGTGACGGCGCAGGCCGACAGCGGTTATTCGCCCTCCGGGGTTGATGCGGACATAACGGCGGCCCTGAGCGGCCACATTGCGGGGCTCGGGATGGGTGAACCGCTCTACCTGACGAAGCTGTATCAACTGGCCTGGAACGTGCCCGGCGTGGCGAACGTCTCCTCCATCACGATCAACGGCGGCGGGGCCGATATCATCCCGACGTTCAAGGAAATCGTGCGCAGTAACAGCATCAGCGTCACGGTGAGCTGATGGCCACCGGAGACCTTGCCGACGTCCTCCGCCGGATCCGCCGCCAGCTTCCGGACTCGTGGTTCCCCACGGTTTCGCCGAACCTCGACGCGGCGTTGCACGGCCCTGCCTTCGCGCTCAGCGAGGCGCATGCGCAGGTCGCATACGCGGAGGCGCAAGCCCGCATCGCGACAGCAACGGGCGGTTGGCTCGACCTGATCGCATGGGACTTCTTCGGCGGACGGCTGCGGCGTCGCCCTGGACAGTCGGACGCGTCGTTCCGCGCCCTGATCATCGCTTCCCTCCTGCGCGAGCGCGCCACCCGGCCCGCGATGGAGAAGGTGCTTTTAGATATCACCGGCCGCGCCCCGATCATCACTGAGCCCGGCCGGGCTTCTGACGGCCTCGCGTGGGATGCCTACGGCGGTTATGACGTGGGCACGCCGTGGCTGGAGCCGCACCTGCGGTTTCAGGCGTTCGTGACCGCCTTCCGCCCCCTGCCCGGTTCCGACCAAGAGGGCGTCACGGACGCCGATATTTTGGAAGCGATTAACGTGGTAAAGCCTGCAGCGACGAAGGTGTGGGTTCGCATCTTCGATTGAGGAGGCGGCGCACGTGGATCGCGTAAAGGTCTATCCGGGTCAGATCGCAAGCGCGAAGGATATCCTGCGCCATAACCGGTTCGTAGAGCGCGGCTTCGGAGCGCTCGCCGAAAGCCTTCTCGGATCCGGCCAACTCATTGACGGCCTGGCGGCCACGCCTTCGGGCGGCCTGAATGTGACCATCGGCACGGGATCCGTCTACGAACAGGCCGCCGTCGATCCCACGGCTTATAGCTCCCTCCCCGCCGACGCCACGCTGATCCTCAAGCAAGGGCTCGCGCTGACGCCGGAGGTGTTCAACTTCCCCGCCCCGGCTGGCGTCGGCAACGCGCGGGTGTACCTCGTGCAATACCGGCTCCAGGTGCTCGACGTTGACAGCGCCGTGGTTCCCTACTTCGACAGCGAGAACCCAACGGTTCCGTGGCAAGGCCCCGGCGATAACGGGGTGGCAGAGACCACCACGCGGGCGACCATCGCCGATCTTTCCACCAAGTCAGGAGCCGTTGCGGCGATCGGCGCGACCGTGGCCCCGACCCCGGATGCCGGGTGGCGCGGCCTGTATCTCGTTACCGTGCAGAACGGGCAAGCCGTGCTCTCCGCCGCCGACATTGCGCGGTATCCGGGGGCGGGGTTCATTGACCTCAAGCTTGGCGCGGTCAAAAGCTACATCGAAGACCGGCTCGGCTTCTCCGAAGTCCCCGGTGACCTCTACACCTGGGCGAACCAAGGACGCTAAGCATGTCAGCTCGACCTAACTACGCCGCGAAGATACTCGCTCCGGCACAAGCCACCCTCAACACCGCGAACGCCAACCGCGACGGCTCGACGGGCACCTATCAACTGGTGATGAGCGGCGACACCGCCAGCAACCCCGAAGGCGTCGTGATTGAAGACGTGCTCGTGAAGGCGTTGGGGCAGACCACGGCCGGAATGATCCGGTGGTTCCTCTCCACGGACAATCCGGGCACGCAGCGGAAGCTCATTCACGAGACGCCCGTGTTCGCCGTGAACCCGAACGCCAACACTCCGACGTTTCGGACC